AGAAGATGATCTGATCAATATCTAAAAAATCAGTACCCCGTATCCTTTTTTTATACGGTGTTGTTGTAAAACCATTAGAAGTATCAAACCAATTAAAATCCCACCATGTATTATCTAAATGAGGAATATCACTAAAAGTAGAATCTTCATCGTGATACCCAGGGCCTGCAATTGATGTAAAATGATTAAATCCAATTGGGTGCATTCCTACATAAGGATGTAGCTCTGTAACATGGCCTATACCTACAGAACCATCAGAGGTTATATTATATGAGTAATAATCTTTCTTTTTAGTAGTAATAATACCAGCTGCATCTTCTTCTACTTCAACTAGATGCCATTCAAGCACATTCAAATCTGAATTGCTTAATAATTTAGAGTGGAAACTACTAATCTGATTATCATCATATCTAAATTGTATATAATCGTTTAAATAAGGTCGAGATCCTCTAAAACCTAAGCCACCCAAACTAGCTCTCATTGCTTCCCATAGAGTAAGGGCGGATCCACTGGCAATAGCAGTGTCATATAAAGAAATAGTTACGCCTGGTAGCGATTTAACAAAATTAGCATTAGTAGGATTTAAATAGTTAAAAATAGGACTAGTTTTAGTTAACACCGCAGCCGATCTAGGGGATTGATCTGGGAAGAATCCGTTGTCATCTACTACTAAATCATTAACTACACCCCTCTTTATTAGTCCTTTAAACCCATAATCATTACCGTTTATTGTTATAACAGGATAGAAGTCTGATAATCCTATGAAATATGAAACTGTGTCTTCAGTATATGTCGATGCATATACATCACCATTAAATCCAAAAATAGCTTCTAGTGATTGCGCTTTAACAAATCCATCACCACCACAATTATATTGATACGGTTCTAAAACTGCCATGATAGAAGTATATGCATTACCATCAGCACCTGGCACACCTACCGTAGCTAAATTATCTATTCTTAATACCTTTCTATAAAGATATCCGCCATCATCGGTTGTTATAACTCTACCCCAAGCCCATTCATCAGATTCACTAATAACAAACATATTAATTATCGTATTGTCACTTACGTCACTTATCTTATGAAAAGAATTTTCAATTTCATATGATGTAAACATTCTATGTGTATAGTTAAAATTGATACCATTGATAGTTACGCCTAAGGTTAATGGGGCGCTGATATTAACTAAAAGACCTTCTTCGGTATATGGGACCTTACCGCTTGTTGTTATGTTTTGAGTATTAGATCTATCAACTGTGCCATCAGGTAATTCTAAAGTTTCTAAATTTATTCTAGCAAAATAATAGTTAATATTATCATGTATATCCTTCGATACATTGCCATCAACACCTATATGTTCTTTTACTATAATTACCCATTCAGTACCATCAGCGGCAATTTCAATACCTGCAACAATGTATTCTACACCCTCAAGAACTATAGTTTTATATGTATTATTTGCACTTTTAAATCCTGCAAATTCCTGCCATTTACCGTAATAAATCATTTTAAATCTCCTAAGCTATTAAATTTACTTCATCAGTAAATGTATATTGTGTTCCATTATAATAGAAATCATTGTCGTTTGTTAATATTCGTTTTGGTGTATCAAATATACTATTGGTTTTAAGAATCAATGTTGTATAAATATTCTGTACTAGATCAACACTACCTGCAAAATTATATTTATTATCATTATAGTAAAAATAATTATCTTCTTCATTTACTACACGATTAATATCAAATATACTATTAGTTCTTTTAACCACTGTAACAAGTTGTGTCAAGTCAACTTTATTTGAGAATATATGTGTAACACCCTTAAATACTAAATAGTCCTCGTTCATCTTACTTTCGTATGAAACTTCATATGATTTAATATCAGTGTTTTTAAATATTAAATTTTCTTCCCTACTACCTCTAATAACTGATCTTGTGGAAATATCATATTTCTCTTTAAGGTGAGGCTCAATGACATATTCCTTTATATTTAAAGGGTCAGTGCCATCAACAACTTGTAGTACTAAATAATCAGAAGCCATATGAATCATAGTCCTTATAATATACTTCGGTTGTTTCAATAATACCTCTCTCTTGAACACCCATATAGTATCTAATGCGCGTTTCAAATGATAGTGTATATATTACTGCTCTTCTTTCTACCAAATCACCTTCATATTCATCATTCATATCAACACCTACTAAAACAATAGGCGCATCTGAAGTTAAGTCCATACTAGGTATATCTTTAATTGTTACTGTATAATCTGGTTGGAATATAGGTAGTATTTGCTCCATTATTTGTAGTGCTTCATCTTGAGTTTTTGATAAAATGTTTAATTCAAACCCAACCTTATATACGGCAGGCGCGCCTAATGATTTTCTATTTTTAGGATCACCTGCTACTACATGTGCAAATTTCTTATTTCTATTTAATTTAGCCGCGCCATCATAAGTCATACTAGATATTTCAAATGATATACGAGGTAGCTTAATAGCCATTTTAGGGTCTCTGCCTTTCTCTGTTAGCCTAGCCAAGAACTTTTGTCTCGGACCATACGCAAGAGGCACTTTAATTTCTTGTAATATTTTACCCGCGCTATCTACTTTCCTAACCTTTATGTCATTAAATAAAGATCCGAATACAGATACCATACGTCTTGTTGACTCGTTATAGAAATGATTTTCAAACATTAAGTTGGATCTCCAAATGGATTAGATTCAGTCCAGTCTATAATATCATTAGCTTCTGTTTGGAAGATATCATTATCATTATAAACTTCTCTATTATAATTTGTGGCAGTATCAGTAAATTGAACATTATATGATGCTAAAGATTCTGTACCAACAACCTGTTTAAGAACATCAGTATCAGTATAGAATATTCTAAATGCGTCATCAGTAGTCTTATGTGATACCACTGTTAAGTTACCGCCAAGGCCTGTGTCTTCCCAAGCTGCAACCTCACCTTCAATATTAATTGGATCACCTGCTGCATCATTAGCTCCAGTCCATTGTATTACTCTTTCACCAACAATATATCCACCTGAACCAGCAGTCATAGCATAAGTATATGATGTTGCATTGACTGTTTCAATATTATCAATTGCATCAATACCTGTATCGAATGCTTCATCTCCATATTCAAACAATTCACATTGCATTTTATATACAGGGAAGTCTTGCATTTGGAAGAATGGATCTTTTCTATCAACATATCTAATTTCAAATAATCTATCAGTCATTCCTAGATATATTAAATCACCTTCGGCAGGATAGAATGATGTATCATTACCTGCTGCTTCTGTTAAGTGGGTTCCAATGGCTTGTCTCCATCTCTTCCTAGATACAACAAAGGTTGCTTGATCTCTAATTTCTAAACCAAATTTAGATATTAATGAGCCATCACCTTCAAACCCATCGACATTTTCAATCCACATCTCAATAGAATACCCATCTTTAAATTGAGAAAAGGATTCATTTAAAATGTCGTCGTGAGCTATTTGTTCCCTTGGAATGTAAACAACATCCTGACCAAAAATCTTAAGGGATTCAATTACTAAATCCTCATAAAGATTTTGTTCGGACTTAACCTTACCTGAAAAATAAACTGAAGTGGCCATGTATTATCCCATTATGAAATTATCCGGCGCTTGCCAAGCCAGTTGCATTTCTTCTTCTAATTTAGTAATTTCTTCAATGGCATCTTCATACATTTGTCTACCATTCATGGTAATACCACCAGGTAGTGTAAAGCCATCAAACTTCATCATGTTCTGACCCCATTGTCTTTTAATAAGAACTGTACAGTATCTTTTTAAGAACATATCATTATAAACATCTGTATATGTTTGAGGGTCTACAATTTCATATCCCTCTACAACAATCCAGCTACCTTCTGTCCAAGTTTTGGATGCCGCGACACAAGTAGCTTCAGTTGTATATGTTAGATCAGAACAACTTGATCCAACTAAACCATCGAAACCTTCATCAATGTGAAGTCTATTCATATGTCTATTAAATCTAAGATGTTCTGTTGTGTTTAAAATACCATCAATAAGTTCAATATTTTCCATTCTCTGAACATATGATTGTATATTAGAACTTACACCACCAATTGCAAATACATCTTGTAACCTCATATGATATTTAACATCAAACAATGAATCACCCATTTCAGAGCCGTGTGCAAGAAGTTTAGTAACTGATGTAATACCAGTTGGCATTGTAATATAACTATTATCTATATCAGTTAAAGTTAATTGGTGTTTAAAGTAATTACGAATTACAGCATCGTCATGAAACATTTGATAATATTCTAAAGCTTCGTCTATTCTATCATCAACTTGATCTTCATCTACATTAATTTCAATTACTGGGGCACCTAAAGATCGCATGCAATAATCTACTAATTCTAATCTGTTTGTTACAATGGCCATAATAATTCCTATTCTATAGTCTTATTTATATCAATTGAAAATACTAAACCATGAAGATATTGGCTTCTTATTCTTCTTACATAAGAAAAAAGACTGTGCCCTAGCTATTGTTTCTATAGTTGGTCTTGTGTGATGTCCAAAATTGTATATTTCTTTACATGAACTCTCATCACCATTAGCTAATGCAACCCAATCTTCATCCTTTGATTTAGCTTTGGCATGTACAATTGTTAGAGCTATAACTTGATCATATGTTAAATTATTAATAGATGCAATATGGTCTTTGGATGTTTTTAACTCTTCAACCCACTCTGGAGTTTTCTTTTTATCAAGTATCTCTCTCTTCCTC